GACCTGTCCCTTCCACCGCATGGGCGATATGCGTTCCCTCGATTACACCGAAACCGATGACGAAGGAAATGAAACTGCCTGGGTCGATGAAATCCCGGACGATTCGCCTTTACTTGAAGACATCATCATCGAGGCTTCCGAAATGAAAACTCTGTACGCTCGGCTTACAGAACTGATGCCGGAGGCGGTCAAAATCGGCGAGTTGCGGCTTGAGGGTTTATCAGAAGATGCCATCGGCGAACGCATCGGGATCGGCAGAAAGACCTTTGCCTACAGATTAAAAAAGGTAAAAACCGTCCTCGAAAAAGAATTCCCGGACATTTTTTGAAAAAAGTTTCCCGGATTTTTTCCGAAATGCACTCCTCATGTTCATAGGAGAGTGTAAGGAGCAAAACGATACCGCTCCTTCGGGAGGTGAAAACGAATGAACGAAGCAAAGAGAGATGCTCTGAAGCCGGAAGAAGAACTTGTTGACGTTCTGCTCGACTTCATCATCGTGTCGGCAACACTGGCAAAGAAAGTCACCCAGGCGGTGAGAGAAAAGCAAATCAAGGAAGGAGCGTACAAAGATGTCAAAAATGAGCGAACTGGATGCCGTGATCAGAGACCTGCGAACTGCGGCTGCCGCCATTAACGATGCGGCTGACGCCCTCACGGAGATGTTCAGCGGCGAAACCGCCGAAGCTCCGGCAACACCGACCGAGCCGGTTCCCACCAAAGAAGACGTCCGTGCGATCCTCGCAGAGATGTCCAGCCGTGGCTTCACCGCCCAGGTAAAGGAACTGCTCCGTCAGCACGGCGCGGCAACGCTCTCCGGCATTGACCCTTCGGAGTATGCCGCCCTCATCAAGGACGCGGAGGGACTCGAAAATGGGTAATCACGCTCTGCTTTCCGCTTCCTCTTCCCACAGGTGGCTGAACTGCCCTCCGTCCGCAAGGCTCGGTGAGAACTATGAGGACAAGGGCAGCGACTTCGCCGCCGAGGGAACGGATGCCCACAGCCTGTGCGAACACAAGCTCAAGACGGCTCTGGGCATTCCGTCCGAAGACCCCACCGAAGACCTCACCTGGTACAACGAGGAGATGGAGGAATGTGCCAGCGGCTATGCCGCCTATGTGCTTGAACTCCTCGCCGAAGCGAAGAAGGTCACGACCGACCCCATCGTGCTGATCGAGCAGCGGCTCGACTATTCCAAATATGTCGAGAGCGGATTCGGCACCGGGGACTGCGTCCTCATCGCTGACGGCACCCTCAACATCGCGGACTACAAGCACGGCAAGGGTGTGGAGGACTCCGCAGACCACAATCCGCAGATGATGCTGTATGCCCTCGGTGCTTTGGAAATCTTCGATGCCCTCTACGACATTGACACGGTCACAATGACCATCTACCAACCACGCCGCTCCAACGTCAGCACCTATACCGTTTCGACCGCCGAGCTTCTCGAATGGGCAGAGACCGTTCTGAAGCCGACCGCCGCTCTCGCTTTCAGCGGTGAGGGTGAGTTCCATTGCGGCGAGTGGTGTCAGTTCTGCAAGGCGAAAGCGGACTGCCGGGAACGTGCAAAAGCGAACCTCGCGCTTGCCGCCTACGATTTCGCCGAGCCTCCGCTCCTCACCGATGAGGAGGTCGAAGAGGTTCTTGCCAAAGTCGATGACCTCGTCTCTTGGGCAAACGACATCAAGGAATACGCTCTGCAAGCCGCCATCAGCGGTAAGGCATGGAACGGTTGGAAGGTTGTCGAGGGACGCTCCAACCGCAAGTACACCGATGAAAGGCTCGTAGCCGCAGCGGTCATCGCCGCCGGTCACGACCCCTATGAACAGAAACTGCTCGGCATTACCGAGATGCAGAAAACGCTTGGCAAAGCCAAGTTTGACGAAATCCTCGGCCGCTTCATCACGAAGCCCCAGGGAAAGCCCACGCTCGTTCCGATGTCCGACAAGCGTCCGGCTATGAACACAGCGGCATCAGATTTTGAAAATTAAAGGAGTAAACGATTATGTCTAATAACACCCCCAAAGTCAACAACCCCATGAAGGTCATCACCGGCAAAGATACCAGATGGTCTTATCACGACTGCCGGAAATAACACCGAAAGCATCTGCTATGAGGTACATCAGAAAGCCCTCGACATTATCTCCGGCAGAAAGATCGACCCTACTTTCTACCCGGTCATTTTCGGTGCTGGTATGGATGAGGACTGGACAGACCCCAAAGTGTGGAAAAAAGCAAATCCCTCCCTCGGTGAGACCATTGGCATCGACAAGGTGCAAGCCGCCTGCGATTCCGCAAAGCAGAACCCCGGCGAGGAGAACGCTTTTCGGCAGCTCCGTTTGAACCAATGGGTCAAACAGAGCATCCGATGGATGCCTATGGATAAATGGGACAAATGCGCCTTTACCGTTAACGAGGATGATCTTGAAGGCCGTGTATGTTACGGCGGTCTTGACCTGTCCTCCACAACGGATATCACGGCATTTGTCCTTGTATTTCCTCCGGCTGATGAAGATGAAAAATACATCATTCTCCCATACTTCTGGGTGCCGGAGGAAACGCTCGAACTGCGTGTGCGACGCGACCACGTGCCGTATGACCTGTGGGAACGACAGGGCTTTGTCATGACCACGGAGGGCAACGTCGTTCACTACGGATTCATTGAGAAGTTCATCGAGAACCTCGGTGAGCGCTTTAACATCCGTGAGATTGCTTTCGACCGATGGGGAGCCGTGCAGATGGTGCAGAACCTTGAGGGTATGGGCTTCACGGTCGTTCCTTTCGGGCAGGGGTTCAAGGATATGTCCCCGCCCACTAAAGAACTTATGAAACTGGTTCTCGAAGAGAGGCTTGCCCACGGCGGACATCCCGTTCTCCGCTGGATGATGGACAACATCTTCATCCGCACCGACCCGGCTGGGAACATCAAGCCGGACAAAGAAAAGTCCACAGAGAAGATTGACGGTGTTATCGCTATCATTATGGCTCTCGACCGAGCCATTCGGTGCGGCAACGATACCAGTGCCTCGGTCTACGATGACCGGGGTATTTTGTTTATCTGAAGGGAGTGATTCAATATGGGGATTTTCTCTGGCCTGTTCAAATCCAGAGACAAGCCTGAAAACCGAACTGCTGGAAGTTCCTATACCTTCTTCATGGGCGGCACGACTTCCGGCAAAACAGTCACCGAACGGTCTGCCATGCAGATGACCGCCGTGTATTCCTGCGTCCGTATTCTTTCAGAGGCGGTAGCGGGGTTGCCGCTTCACCTGTATCGCTACAAAGAGGATGGTGGAAAAGAGAAAGCCCTCGACCATCCGCTGTACCGTCTGCTCCACGATGAGCCGAACCCGGAAATGAGTTCTTTTGTATTCCGGGAGACCCTCATGACCCATCTGCTTCTTTGGGGCAATGCTTATGCACAGGTCATACGCAACGGCAAAGGCGAGGTCATCGCACTATACCCGCTGATGCCGAACAAGATGTCTGTGGACAGAGATGAAAACGGCAGGCTGTACTACACCTATTATCGCGGCTCAGATGAAGCTATAAAAAGCAGAGACTTCGCGGTAACACTTCAGCCATCGGATGTACTGCATATTCCCGGCTTGGGCTTTGACGGTCTGGTAGGCTACAGCCCCATTGCGATGGCAAAGAACGCTATCGGCATGGCTATTGCCTGCGAGGAATACGGAGCCAAGTTCTTTGCAAACGGCGCGGCTCCCAGTGGTGTTCTGGAACACCCAGGCACTATCAAAGATCCGCAGCGTGTGCGTGAAAGTTGGCAGTCTACCTTTGGCGGCAGCGGAAACGCAAATAAGATCGCTGTTCTTGAGGAAGGCATGAAATATACGCCTATCGGCATCTCGCCGGAACAGGCACAGTTCCTTGAGACCCGTAAATTCCAAATCAATGAAATTGCTCGAATTTTCCGAATCCCGCCTCACATGGTGGGTGACCTGGAAAAGTCGAGCTTTTCAAATATTGAGCAGCAGTCTCTTGAATTTGTCAAATATACCCTCGACCCCTGGGTTACCCGTTGGGAGCAGTCCCATGATGAAAAGGCTGTTTATTTTGCGAAGTTCAATCTGGAGGGGCTGCTTCGTGGCGATTATCAAAGCCGCATGAACGGCTACGCCATCGGTCGCCAGAACGGTTGGATGTCCGCCAATGACATCCGTGAACTGGAAAACCTCGACCGCATCCCTGCGGAAGAGGGCGGCGATCTTTACCTCATTAACGGCAATATGCTCCCGTTGCGTGATGCCGGGGCTTTTGCAAATACAACCCCTAACAATAGCGGAAAGGAGGAAAACCCCGATGAAGAAGTTCTGGAAGTGGAAGAATCAGGCACAGACGGAGACGGCTCCGGCGGAG